AGGGGGGAGCACTGCACCCAACCCAAGGAGACAAGAAAGGTTTCTTCCAATAAGGAAGATTCAGCCCGGAAAACCCGTACGCACATAGTGCGAGCCATCTCTTAACGAGAAGGCAAACGGAGGAACCCGAGACTGACCATTTCTTGCCACTTGTTTTGAGTAGTCCCCCTCTGTGGCTTTAGCCATTACGCCAACATCTGAGCTGGCACCCAACGGAGTTTAGTTGTAACGACTCCGTGACGTGCGGATCGCACTAAATGCTTAACATCATTCGATGCCAGATAGTCGATATAATCGACATACTGATCTATCGAATTAGTCGAGCGTGTCCGATACGGTTCAACAGTTTTACTGTGGAGACGTAAAAGACATTTTTGAAGTGCAGCGTACCCATCCACCTCATCAGTGTAATAAGATGGGGCTGGAACCCAGCACCTTATCTCAAAGTGCTGTAAATCAGAATTCCATCGCTTTTTAAGCTTTGGATCTGACCACCAGCTATGAGTACGACCAATCACGAAACTGTCTTCAGGTACAGAGGGCAATCGCCCAAAGACCTTTTCTACTCGATCGAGCAGAAATGCCGAAGTCAACTTATAACCAGCTTTAAAAAATTGGTTAGCAGTTGCTACGCTGGAGACAAATTCTCGGGACTGCCGCCTGTCCGAGGGCAGAACCGTTCCTATGTAAACCGGACGAACTGGTTGTCCATAAAAACCATCCACCCCACAAGACTCTCTAAAGTTTCCACGATAGAAAGTCTTGCGTTCATTCACCTTACAGTTGTACTTTTTAAGGTGATCAAGGACAGTAATCGCCATGTACGAGGGGACAATAATGTCATCCCCATACACGTATATGCCGCGAGAAACGCGCTTAATAGCACGTCGCGACACAGGAAGGTTATGCTTTTCCAAGGCGGCCACTACACAAATCGTGTAGAAGTACATGGCCTCAACGGGAAAACATAGAGCACTACCCATGGACGCAAATTTCGCCAAAGGGCCGATTAATCGGCCATCAGGCATTTCTGCGTACCTCGAACGACATGCATCGATGAAACCCTGCAAAGCAGGATTTCCGCGAAACATTTCTAGAGCTAGATCTCGCGGAACGCGATCACTAGCATCAGAAAGATCAATCGTTGCTGATCGACCGTCGTACGAAGATTTCATCGCTAAGCTTTGGTTAGTGACTTGGTCCCGGAAATTAATCCGGCCCTTGGCACACCAATGTGACTCGATGGTACTGTATAACAGACCTCGAAGTCCTTGCTGAGCATATTGCATACAGCAAGGCTCTATTGCGATTATCCTGGGTCCTTTAAGCGTCTTGGGGACGGGAGTAACCCTAACGGGTAACTCAGAATCCTCTTGACGGAACTCAACAGACTCGAGCTCACTCCCACGAAAAGGAAGCTCCCCACAAGAAATAGGGAAGCCACTATCAATGAGAGGTAGATAAGGCTCGAGACGTTCGTGCCAAAACTTCCAAGCGTATTTGCGGTTTCCCGCAACACGTTCGGAGGTGGCGCCGGGTCCATGCCGAGGTATGACATCGTCAAGGCATAAATTGCCCATGACATCATCCCAAAGCACAGAAGACACCAGAGCGAAACGCTCGACATCTTCTCTCGGCACCGAACGCACCTTAAAGGAGTTCTCAATCTCGATGAAATTCTCCAGAGCCTTGTATTCCCTTTCGGGAGTACATGGAAGCTCGATCTTCTTGAAAGCGAGACAAATTTGTCTGACGCTAGCAACAAGACGAACGTAATCATCTGGGGAAGTAAAGTCTTTAACATCGTTAATCCTTCCTGTCTCTAAATTGAAGACATGACTGAGCATACCTTGCAAAAATGCAGGGATTGCCTTGTTTTTCCGGAAATTCCGGAATGACAACGAGTCAACCTGCCCGAGCTCCAGAGATTTTTCAAAATCTGCAGCGAAAGCGGGAAGGGTGATCGTTAAAAACGACACACCCTCGTCTTCAAATCGTGATCGTATTGTTGTTAGATCACGTTCGGAGACTTCGGCGATACATGCGCTACAAGCATCTAAATAGATGGAGAGCGCAACTTTCAGTAGATCACTTGCGTGGCTTTTCATGCCAACTCTCCTTAACGGAGGGCAAATGCATCCAGCCCCGCAACTCCCCGATCTAAGTAAATGCTATTACCAACTACTACAGTTTCTCCGCGCTTCGAGGGGCCTCACGGTCCTTCTTAGCAACGCGAACTGGAAGAGGGTTCATCGGAAACTTACTCGGATTACTCCGAATAATTTTCTGAATTTCAGGATCAGTAAGTAGATCGGACAAACGTCCAATTCTATCTTGAAGATCTTGAGTATCAGGATCACGATTCGTCTGCTTTTTGAGCGCCGGTACGCTTTTGGCGTGACTGGGCCCTTTGCCGTCGAACTGTGAAATTAACTCTGCGGTCAGCTGAATAGCTGCCATCAGGTTTGTTAGTTTCATATGATTCTCCTCAAGCGATGTCTCTAGGACTCGCGTCCATAGAGCTTATCGACCATAGTAGAGTTGAGCCAGGCTTGAAAGCCTGCCACCAACTGCTGAACCTGCGTGGAGGTAAAACCGGCCTCAGGCCGATCAATCTGCACGGAGATCGCGAGCGTTTCGAAATCGTTGACTGCTGTCAACGGATCCGCGACGATCGATCGCTGAGTAAACGTCGCAAGTGACCGTGTCCTCGACTTTTTGTCGACTACACGAGACGTGTGACGGATATCGAGTACAAAACTCGAATCTGCCATCGAATACAGAGAGTGACTTCCGTCACTTTGTATCTTTGGCATCGACTTAGCGACAGCATTTACGGTAATAGTTTGTGGATCAGAAAGCATTGGGGTTGACCTCCAAAAGTAACAAGGAAGTTAACCGTGATGAAGATGATCCTTATCCAGGGGACCATCCGGCTATGCACCACGGGAAAGAAATCCTGTCGGCGATTTGCCAAAGCCAATCGCACCAAGGATCGCCCATTGCCTTGGACTCAATGAGTTCCAAGGGGTGTTGAATCCGTATGGACTATCGGCCACTTCTCGCTGTTTAGTGAGAAGTCGGCGCTGAAAGTTCAGCGTCAGAAGCCCTGAGTAGAAATTCAAGTGACAGGTCTTTGTCATGAAAGACTCTTCAGTCTTCATTACATAGAGATACCTGGCATTGATGCCATCGGTGACCCAGTCATCGAGGCGCTCAATGTGGTGACCAAAATTGGTAAACCAATCGGCCAGCCACGACCAGGGCATAATCTTGTAGAGCAAAGTCGGGTTGATCCTTAACCCGTACAACGTCATTATCTGTTGGACGGTCTGAAGTTCCCGAAATGGGCCCTCAGAAAAGTTCTTAGGATCAAACTCGGGTCGGTAATACGCGAAAGAGCCAACTGCCCAGACCCGCTTTCGGGTCCGTTTTGTAAAGGAGCAGTAGCCACGCGCAGTACCATTTGGCGTAGAATACAGGTTACACATGGGAAAGCCCAAGGGATCCCTCATCTCTGATGAAGGAATGGTCCCTGAGTCAACACCAGGTGTAATAGGAACTGTAGTCTCGTCACTCTGCTCTAACACTCTACGTCGTCTAATGTAGCGACCATTGTCCCGCACAAGGCGGGAAATGTGTTCCGCTGTCTTATTAAAGACATCGTACATATTAGCAATGTCGCCAAGAAACGGCGCCCACCCAAATTCATGGTTTAAGTAGTGATCTGCGGCCTCCGTAGGTGCCATTTCGGCAATAGAAGCCCCCCCTCGTTTGCCACGGGTAACAAGGTTACCCCAGCGAAGAGAGAAAGCTTTTGCTGTCGTCTTGAGCATCCCCGGAAGATCCCTCAGCTCGTAAACGAACTGAGCCAGATTTGCTTGTGGGATTTGAGGCTTAGTTTTATCCCAAGCCATAGAGTGATAGGAAGAAAGTTTAGGTAGACTGGAAACGGTTTTCCCGGCGAGGTCAGCATAGCTGTCCCCAACCCAGAAGCCGTTGTCAGCAAATGAACCGAGATACTCGCCATAATGGCCGGCGGCATAGCCAGACCGACCTTGGTTAGTATATCGACCATAACCTACCTTCCTGCTTGCAGGTATGTGGGTAATCACCGTTTTAAACGGTCCACCAGAGTGATAGGGCGGCCCAGGATGAATTTCATCAAGGGTCGCTTGCTTCGCGATGGTAGGAGATAGGTCACCGCCGACGGTAGTATTACCGCCGACACCAGGCATCTTCTTAAAGTTGTCATACATTGACGACACACCCAAGACAGATGTCGCTTTAAGTTGCGATCCTCCTCTTGCGATGAGGAAAGTGCCTACATTTAAGTCTTTCTCGCGATAGCGAGTTCCGACTGTAGACACGCTATATTTCCGTCTTCTACGTTTTCGATTTTTCCACGCTTTTACGCGAGGATCCATCGGCGGAGAGATGGAAACAAAATAGCGCGCAAACTTCCTGGGGTCTTTGCCTTTGTAGTTTATCCAGTGAGGTTTACTCACGAATAAACGCCAACCGCTTGGAACCCAGACAGGGCCTATCGGAGTATCAACATATTTTCCTCCAATCAAGATTCACCTCCATAAAGATTCAAGTAGAGCATTCGTTGCCGAACACTCAAGGAGCCCGTAAGG